GATTTAGTACCAAGTAGCCGGTTTTTTCTTTTCAGCTAGCATTCTTTTCTGCCCTCTAACTTTTTCCTTGTCTCCAGTAGGAATATAGTTGAAAGCACCATCTGCAGTAGTCTTAGATCTTGGATCTACTTCAATATTCTGCTCAGGAATTGCTACTTCTTTTGATTTTTTATAATTTATCATAATATTTACCTTTACTAATTTATATTACTATTATTTTTTTTTGCAAGACTTACTCCAGCTCTTAATTCTGCTAAATCTTGGTTTTGTTCTAGCTTATCATCAAAAATATCTCTTGCTTGAACTAATTTTGCTCTATCAAGGTCTGCTTTTGCTTCATCAGCTTCTTTTTTACGCTCATTTTCCATCGCACGTAGGTCAACTTCTCGTGATTTTAGTTTTAATAACGGATCAGAATCAAATTGTGACGTAATTTCCTTCTCTTCCTTAACAAAATCAGCTGTAAGTTCAGAAATTAATACAGATTTTCTTGCTTCTATGTCTTGAGAAAGTTTTTGTAGCTGTTGTTGAGCTTGTGGATCTTGTTGAGCCTGTTGTTGAAGCATTTGAATTTGTTGTATTGCTTCTGCAAACTCTAATTCTACCTGTTCTTGAGCCATTAAACTAATATGTTCTAAAATATTCTTTTGAATAGCTGCCATAATCTGTGGATTGTTTCTAACCATGTTAGTAGACATAAAAGTTAAGTGGGAAGTAATGTGTGCTCTATGATCTTGTGCACGAAATGCTTGAAAAGGTTTCCCACCCAAAGCATTTATGTGTTCTAAACTTGGATCCATTGGTTGTGATGGAGCAGGTGGAGGTAAAATTTGATCAATATTTTTTACACCCAACGCTTCATACATTTTTCTGTAAGCTTGATATAGATTATGTAGTTGTGGTTGTGATGTTGCAAGTTGCAATTCAGTTTGTGCCATTGAAATTCTTTGTGCCATTGAAAATATATTTGGATCCGCAACTGGTAAGATATCTACCCTGTCATCAAAATCCATTTGTTTAACTTCTCTTTTGCCACCAACCACATCAAAAGGATAAACAGGTGGTAAATAAGTTTTAAATACTTTTGCAAGTAATCTAAATTCTTGTTTCATCCCTGCATATAATCTTTTGTGAATTGCAGACATAACACGAGAACCACGTTCTAATAATGCAACAGTAGTTCCAACTGCAGCACCTTGGTTTCCTTCTCCTACTTGCATGTCAGCAATAGCCGCGAATCTTTGACCAGCTTGTACAACTACACCCATCAACTGTAATAAAGTTGTTGAAGGTTCTTTGTAAGGTAAAGTCATAAATGCATCTCTTAAATTACCACCAGGTGCATCTACATCTCTAAACTCACCAGGTTGTAATGGAGCTGCTTCATCTCTTACTCTGATACCACGCTGTTTAAATCCAGCAGGTAAATTAGATAACGTTCCTGCATCCAACAATTGACGGAGTGCAGCAGTTGCAGTTCTACTCAATCCGCCAATCATGTGGATTAATCCAAAGCCATAAAATCCTAGTCCCGGTAGAAATTTGAAATGTACAAAATATTGGATCTTATTTCTTTTTGGATCTGTAGGTTCGTAGTTTCTACGAATTGCTAAAACCTTTCTTGAAGTTTCATCAACAGTTACAATGTAAGGTAGTTTAATTCCTGTTGGATTCAGTTCTGCATCTTTATCTTCAAAACCTTCTAAGTCTAAATTAACATGGCACTCTAACAATGTATAAATTGTTTCTTGTTTACCAGTTTTTTTACTTCCTTCTAATTCTCTCTCTTTGTTTTCTACTTCGTCTTTTGTAACACTTTGTGGTTTTTCTAATTCAATGTCAGAATAAAAACCATTGACTTGTTGTTTTCTTAAATCATTTTCTGACATTTTAATTATTTGAATAATCGCTTCCGCATCCTCTAATGAGGTAGCAGAATACGGAACGACTAAATCATCTGCTGGAACAAACTTTGATACAGCTCGTCCTAGTAAATCGTCATAGTAAATTTTTTTAAATGTAGAACCTGCAAGTGGTAGATGAAATAACATTTGATCAAACTCAGGTTCATACTCATTCATTTTTTCCATCAGCTCATAGTTCATGTAATCTTTAACACGATTAGCTTGAGCTTCTTTTTCTCTGTCAGGGTTACCAACTATTTGTGTTCTAACTGGTCCTTCTGCAGGTAGTAATTCTTTATAAGCTCCTGCTTGAAACTGTGTAACAGCTTCTGCAAGAACTGGGTGAGTTGCACCACTAGCTCCTTGAAAAGGTTCTGTTCTGTTTTCATATTTAAATCCTAAAAGATCTAAACCAGTTGTGTATGCTTGTTCCCATTCTTTTCTAGAAGATTTGTAGTCCATATAATTTTCTACAAGTTCAGATCCAATTGGATCTGTAATATCTTCTGGTAATAATTCTGCTAAGTTATCAAAATGATTTGGTGTTCCTTCTATGTTAACTTTACTTGGATCAAAGTTAACTTCGACACTACCATCTTCATTAGGTGTAACTTCTACGCCAGGATCTTCAGCCTCTAAAGCTTTCTCCTGTTCAATTTCTATTTCTTCTTGAGGATCAACCTCAATCGATGTTTTTACGTTTGGTAACGACTTGTCTATATCTGCCATTTATTTTCTCCGGTGTATCAGCCACTTTAACTTGTTTTAGAGGAATATTCAACCCCTGTGGATTGGGCCCTCTTTTAGGTGGTATTGTTTTAGTTAATTTTTTCATTTTTTAAGTGTTAAAGAATCAGGGTCACCTACTTCTTCTAAAATTTCTTCTAGGCTATCTAGGCCGTCTTCAGAATCTTTTAGTTTACCGTCACTATCTGGTCTTACTGTAAACTCTTCATATTCAGGAGGAGGAGTACCTTTTGTTGTCTCATCAGCCATACCTGGTTTGTAAATTATATATTCTTCAGATAGTATACCATCTTGGTCATAAAAAGATCCTTCGTTTCTTTTTACAATTGTAATCTCTCCTGTTGCAACATCTTCACTCATTTCATATTCTTTGTATCTTTTAACCACTTCTCTATCTTTAGTTGCAGCTTTTTCTGTTACATCATCACCCATAAATTTAATTTTATCTACCAGTTTAAAAAAGTATGGAGGAGGGTAAGTTCCACCTACTGTGTCTTTTGCAACTTTCTCTGCAACTTTAGTTGTAGTTGCAAGTTCATCTCCAAACCCTAACATTTTAGCGAGAATAATTGTACCACCTGCACCTGTTGCTTTTAAAAAATCTCTACGTGTTAAATTTTGTGCTGATAACACTTCATCAATTTCTTTTTCTAAAATTTCTTTTGTCGTATCATTAACCGGTAGCTTTCTATTCTTAGCATATGCTTTTAATAATTTTAAACCAGGAAATATAGGTGCTGTAAGTTCTGCACCAAGAGTTACTTGGTCTGCTAATATTTTAGGACCTGCTGTTGATCTTCTATCTTTTTGTTTTTGTTCTTCTGATTCAATTAAACTTTTTAATCCTGTTTTTTCTGTAATAACTTTTGTACCTTCTGTTCCAACTAAGTTATCTAAAAACTCAGTAAAGATTCCTGTACCTTTAATATTTGATGGCATTATATCTGTGTAGTCTTGAACATAGCCTTGACCACTTCCACCTGTAACTTTGAATGCAGGTCTTTGTATAAGATCCGCGGTCAACTGACCAAGTGCAGGTAATACTCTTGCACCAAACTCACCAATTCTAATACCAGTCTCTGCTAATCTATCTGCGTAGTATGCATAGTTTCTTGGATCGATCATGTCATTTAATAACGCAACAGGGTTCATGGTTTCTCTGTAGCTATCTGCTTTTGGTAATTCAGCATCAGGGTTCAATAAAAAATATTCTAATTCTTTTGCAAAGTCTTCATCAGCACCAACTGCACCGCCGCCGTTAAAACCAACACGGCCACCTGTTGCTAAATCTTGACTCATGGCTTTTGATACAGAGTTGTCCATGTCTATTCCCATAAAAGTTACATCTTTATCTTTTTCTATTTTTTCGTCTTGTTCTAGTTTTTCTAAATTATCTAAAATAGAAAGATCTACACCTTTTGCATCCATAAATTCTTTTTTAGTTTTATCTATTTCTTCTTTAGATGCAGGTATTTCCATGTCATCGACCATTGTCATGTTCGAAAGAATAGTATTATCAAATTCAATTTTAGCTTGTCTTGCTTTTAAAACTTCTTCTGGTGTTTCTTCTATTTTACGTTTTAAATAATCTTGTGCAAATGTAACTTCATATGGAGTTTCAAATTTTAAATCTTCTCCTTCTTTTCCTTCTATAAATTTATCTACACCATAATCGATAGCACCTTTTGCAAGACCAGGTAAATTAGCTATGCCTTCAATAAATCTTTCTACAGTATATTTAGTGGCTTCTGGTCCCGATACTCCTTCCCCTTTTGCTTTTGAAAAATCTAATGCAGCAAAAATAGGATCAACAACTACGGCTGCTTTACCTAATCCTCTTAAAGTTTTACTAGCTACGTTTTTAATTTGTTCTATTGGTAAATTTAAATCATCGGCTATTGTACTAAAAATAGTGTCTAAAGGTATTCCAGAATTAACACGATTGGTAATATCGACTTTCTTTTTTTGTAAATAATTTATCATTTCTTTTTGAGTTTTCATATCTTTAGAGACTTTCATGCTATAACCAGTTTCTTTGTATGATTTATCAAAAGCCAATTGTAAATTTTTATCGTAAGATTTATAGTTAGCTATAGACTTACTTGGCGGGTTTTTAAGATCAAATTCTGCAAGTTGAATTGTATTTCTAACTTTTGGTTTTAAATCTTTAAGAACATCTTTTTTTGCATTATCAAAAATTTCAACTAACTTATTTACTGCTTTTTTATCTTTTGCATTTAATTGATTATACTTTTTACCTTTAAAAATGTTTTGAAGATCTCTATGAGTTTTACTTAACAAACTATCTAAGTTTGCACCTTTTACTCTAGAATTAACATCTGCATCTAACGCTTGTGTAAATATTGCATAAGGAGACATGTTTCTTCTTGCAGAAGCTGTTACACTAAATATTTCATCTGGCACCAAACCTTTGTCTAATGCATTTTTTATTGTTTGTTGATAATATCCTATAAATGATTTTCCTTTTGGAGAATTTAAAGATTGATCTATAACTTTTCCATAGTGATCATAAACCAAACCAGAAAAAGCATAACCATTTCCTGATTTTCCAATAATCCTTTGTGTATCTATTATTTTTTTACCTAATGTTTCATCAACTTTAATTCCTTCAATGGGTCTAGTTCCTGCTATAGATTGTGCCATCATAAATAATCTTTTACTAGCAACAGATATATCATCACCTAGTAAGTTAACGGCTCTATTTAAAATTTGTTTTTTAGCTTTATTATCTAAATCTCCTGTAATTAAATTTTGTATTACCTTATCATCGTATAGCTTTTTAATGTCAGCATTCATTTTTACTGCTCTACTTGCTTGACGGGCATCACTTGCAAGACCTGCTCTATAGTCTTTAATTTCACTTACCAAAGTTTTATAATCTTTAGACTTAAAAGTTTTACCAGTTTCATCTGTAATTCTGTCTGTAATATATTTAATTTGCTCAGGGCCAAAATTATACATTTTAATATACAAACCTTTTTCAGGATTAGCCGGTAATTTTCTAGAACCTTTTTCAATAGTCTTTTCATAAAGCATTCCCATATTTTCAGGTAAAAAATTAGCTAACTTGTCACTACCTGTTGAATTTTGATAATTTTTAATTGTGTTAACAACCATATTTAATTGTTTTCTCTGACTTCCATCAATTTTATATCTCTCTGTAACAAATTTAAAATTTGCTATTTCAGGAAAATTATTTTTAGCAACTTCTAATGCAGCTCTTACTCTTCTAATATCTGGTCTGTTACCTTTTCCACTTTTTCTTGACCCTTGTCCAAATATTTCTGCTTTTTCTCCAAGCTCCTCTAGGCCAAATATATTACCTTTATTATTTATAATTACATTTCTAATTTCTATTGCATCATCAAGTACACTACCCGGAGTCCCACTTGTATAAACTTTTTTAGGTCGTTCTAAATCTCCTCCTTCAAAGTCTCCTAGATAGTTTGGATCCAATGCATCAATTTGAGTTTGTGTAAGTTTTCTATCACCTGCAAAACCTGTAAGAGTATCAGGGTCTTTGAGTTTAATTTTTTGTGGTGCTTTGTTAGCCGACATTCCTTTATAAAAATTCTGTCTCATCATCCCGCCATCTGCTGCAGGGTTTCTGTCTTCAAAGTCTTTGTATGGATTTTCTTTGGGTGGTAACTCTGATGCAGGAAACACGGTGCCTGGACCAAACTGCTCGTCGATCTGTCTAATAATTTCTTTTGACGTATCGTTTAATGCAAGTTTGTTACCAAGACTTGTATCTTCATCATCTACAAATGTGTTTCGTATCGGATCAAATATGTAAGCCAATTAAACCTCCTTTTGCCTTCTTAGGTTTATTCTTTAACGTTCTAAGTTTTGTAATTTCTAGAATCTGATCTTCAGGTTCTAGTTGTTTTATTCTTATCGCTTCTTCTTGTGAAATACCTAACTCATCTATCAATGATTGTACAGACTCCATTCCACCTTGATTACCTTTGGTATAAAAATCTAAAGTACCGTCTGGATATTCAACGAGTCTCTGGTCCGCGGTCTCTGATAAGTCAGTCAAGCCAAACGCTTCTTGGACATTTGGATTATCTGCAAGTTCTGGTTTAGCTTCTATTTCTTTTATAAAACCAGGAA